ATTTTATAATTTATTCTGCTAAGGCATCATCATATATATATCCCATTGCAGGAATCATTTCAATTAATACCTTATTTCCGTAACTAATGTCGAATCTTGTCACTTCTGCACGTAAATTAATATCTGTGGCTGTCATCGTCTGCAATGACCCTTGTATTCCAATCTGAAGGGGGGAGATAAAACCTTGCGGTAAGAACCACAGATCAGTTGTCGGAAGTTGGGGTGCATAGAAATCTCCAGCAGTATTAAGATCGATCATATTATAACTATTAGGCATTTCTACAACAACACTACCTTTATAATTTTTAATAAGACCAGTTTTCATTACTTCTTCCATTACATACTCAGGGAATCTAAATTCTGTACCTGCTGACACTACGTTAAAAGTAGTTAATTCCCCAAGTTTGCTTACTGCACTATAATCACCCATAATAGTAACAGAAGAACCAAAGCGTCTAGCTTTCTTTCTTACATCTTCAACATTCGTCTTAGTAATTCCCTCGGCATAATTCTTTAAAGTAGTAGCTGCTGTGATAGCACTTCTTAAAGCATTGATATGAGAAAGTACCATTTGATTAATAATATCAGTCATTACTTGTTCATTGGCGTAGGCCATCGTATCAGTATCCCCAGACAATAATTCTCTAGGATCAATAATCAAACCACCAGTAGCATTTTGAACTGTCATAGTACCAGTTCTTTTCTTAACGGTAGGGAATACAAACGAACCAGAATTTGCCTGAATTCTTGACTTATCTCCTTGTAACTGGACTACGGAGAACCTCAATTCCTCATTTTCTTTTACGCGTGTTACTTGGCCCATAGCATTATTAATAGCTAATCTTTTCTCCAGAGGTTGTTGAATAGTAATAGTCCTAATAGCATTTAATTCTGCTTTTGCTTGAGTATTACCATTATCAGCCATTCCTGCTAAAGTTTTAATCTTGTCCATCACAGTATCAACTTTTTTACCATATTTACTAGTATCCTTACCATAAAGTACATTAGTAAAAATCTCTATGTCTTCACTAGGACGAGAATTAGACAATCTATTTTTTACAATTTTATTAATTTCAATTTGTTCAGCATTTTCACTTAAATTCTTAAAGTCAATTCCTAAATTCATATTGAATACCTCCTATTTTATTTATTGTTTATTTTTTAAAACTTATAAAATTATTTTAATACTCTAATAAAACCAATCTTACAAATCGTTAGACATAATTTCCACAACATAACCACCAGGAACAACTCCACCTCCGGCATCAATAGTAAATGAACCAAAAGTAGTTTTCTTAATCACTTTAAGATAAATTGCATATGTAGAAGGATCAGCAGTTTTAGTCCATTTCATTGTATTAGTAGTATCCGCTACAGACCTTGGAATAATAGTATCACCCACAGCAACATTAGCAAAAGTATCAGTAAGTAAATCAGCAGACATATCTAATTGTTGGCCTACATAATCTTTAAGTCTAAATGCTCTGATATACTCACCAGCAATAACTTTGTAATCATCGGTATTGATAATTTCAGGTTTGTCAATAATATTAAACATCACATAAATATCACCCAATTTTGCAGTAGCTAAATCAGGTACAATCACCTGAGTATCAGAAACTACATTAAACTGATAACCGTTATATGTATCTGCAATTGCTAATACATTAGGTTTATTAGGAACCTTTAGAAAATTAGAATCATGAAACTTGAATAAACTCATATTTATTACCTCCTATTATTTTTATTTTTATAATTTAGTTTATATTTACATTCTTTAATATTTAATTAATTAAACTTAATTAAACTTCTTTAAAGAAAGAAGGAATACTACCTGGAATTTGCTTCTTATCTTTTTCTTTGATAGAAATAAACATATCATTGTTAGTATTAGTTTCTACAGAAATTCCTTTTGCAACCATCTCTTTAAATTTCTTGGCACAAAGTTCTGCTTCTGCTTTTTTTAATCCTTCTAAATCAATAGATTCTACGAAAGATTTAAGTGAATTTACTTCTGCTTCTTCAAAACCATTCTTAGTAATTTCTGTTTCAAAATAAGCATTAACCTCTGCAAGTTTTGTTTCTGATTCCAATTTTGTTTTCTCTTCTCTGAAAGAATTAACTTCTACAATAAGAGATTCTTTTTCAGTTTTCTCAGATTCAAGTAATTTATTAACTTCTACGATAGTAGTATTTAATTCTTCAATTTTACTATCTAATTCTTGAGTTTTTTGAGTTAAAGTATTAACTTCTATTACTTTTCCCTCTAATTCTTTTACCTTTTCAGTAATAGTATTAATTTCTACTACTTTTTCATCTAAAGATTTAGTTAAAGTGTTGATTTCTACTTCCTTTTGTTCCAAAGATTTAGTTAATGAATTAATTTCATTAATTTTATCTTCGATTTTTTGATTAAGTTCTAATACAATTTTTTCATCCATTTTGATTTTTTCCTCCTTTGTTTGATTATTTAATATATTAATCAGTGACTTATTAACTTCTATAGATTGTTCCCCATTAACAGGTTTCCAATCTTCTTCAACTTTTATAATGTCACCGATAATAACCTTTGAATTTTCAATAGAATATGAACTTTTATAATATTCACCTACTTTACTCCAACATTTCATTACAAATGTAGAATTAGTTGGATAGAATTTATGAATATAATAATAGTGATATTCTTCATTTTCTATATTGTTAATTTTTTTATTAAATGCATTTTCCACTAAAGTTGCAATATCATTGTAATTTAATTCATTTAATTCAATGATAATGCTGTTTTTATCACCCAAAATATCTTCCTCCTCCCCTGTAGTTATTTTGGTATTTAATTTAGTATTTAATTCAAGCATAAGAGCAGACTTATCAGATGGTTCAACTCCAATAACTAAAGCATGTCCTGAATACTGATATGTTTGGGGAATTCTGCCATATTCTTTCCATCCACCATCATAGATAATTTTAGTATTACCTTTTGATTTATCTGCACATATCTCTACTGAACTTTCAACTGGTTCACCGTTATCATATTGTTCTTGTAGATAAGTAACTAATTCTGGAAACCTTTGATCAAATATATATCCTTTTGCGACAAGTCCAGTAATTATTTTACCATTTACCTCTATATTTTCATCAATAAATGCATCTTCAAATGCTCCTACAACTAAACTATCTTGAAATGTTATCTTACCATCTTTAGCATTTAATTCTCCATGAGCACCAAAAGGTATAGAATTATCATCATCTAAAAATTGTGCTACTATAGGCATGGTTTTTACACTGTCTATATTTTCTTCAACATATTCCTTTTTCCAACTTATACCATTAGAATTGTATTTTTTATCAGAATCATATATTTCATGCAATACAAATTTACAAGGAGTTCTTCCGGCTTTTGATGTTTTTTTAGATATTTCTATTACACTATTCTTCGTTCTTCTCACCTCCTTAAAACAAATATTATTTTATTTATTAGTCTTATCTTTTAACTCTATAAGAGAAAACTCTACCTTTGAAGGTAATATTAAAACTCCACCGTTTTCTTCGTTTATTTTTGCAAATTGTTCTCTTATAGATGTCTTTAAACTATCTTGTTGCTCTTTATTTAATGAACAAGATCCAATTCTTTCACCTTCAGGGAAATTAATAATTATTAAATTTCCTTTATAATTACATTTTAAAACTTCTCCCATATTATAATTCCTCCATTAATATATCATTATTTTTTACTCTTAACTTTTTGATCATTGCTTTGTAGATTTTTAGTAGTTAAACCAGATTGTTTTAAATCTTTTTCATCTTTTTTAGGTCTCCCTCCTAAATTATCATCTGGATTAGGTTTATCTCCACTATCACTAGCAGTATAACTAGTAATATGTGGTAAATACTTTTCATCAAATCCTGCTTCAATTTCTTCATCACAAATACTAAGATAATCTTCTGGATCAAATCCTGCTGCTGCAATATAAAATTTTCTACTACCACCAGTTGTCATATACAAATCTTTTGCTTTCTCATAAACATCTTTTTTGTTTAGCCAAGTAATAGGTAAGAATTTTATATCAATATAATCTTTAGGTAAAATACTTAAATGTTCATTGATAACTCTTGTTTCTTCTCTTGCTATTTCATTAATATATTGAAATACTTGTGCTGATATTAAATCTAAATTAATTTGTAAACTTCCTAAATTAGCACTATTACTTTCAGCATTTAATGCAGAACTAGCAATACCTAAATTAGTTGCTATTTTTTTTAAATTTTCATCACTTAATGTATCCTTAATTAATGAAGAATCTTTACTAAGTCTGTCTATTTTTGTTCCTGGAGCTAAACTAAGAGTTGAGATCTTAGCAATATTTCCACTTGTATTTACCTTAACAGCATTTTTAAATGCATCTATCACATTATCTTGTTGTGTTTTATTTAAACTACAAGATCCAGTTTTTTCCCCTTCAGGAAGGATTAAATAGTATATACTACTAGCTAACTCACTAATTAATTGATATTGACTATCATCGTAATCGTTACTTGATTTCATATCTGTAAAAGCAGAAATTCCAAAAGGAATCCCATGAGCATCAATTTCATTTGCTTTAGCTTTTAAAGCAATAGTTTTCCTATAATCTAATATGAACCATCTTTTCCCTGCATCTTTTCTATAATCTATATATGCTTTTACAAATTCTTTGGGAAAATTTTTAATTTCATTTAATAATCCATTTAATTTAAACTGATCAAAATACATCATATCAAATGCTGCAATTGAAATATTATTTTGAAATCCAACTATTTTACAATAATCTAAATCTAATGGTTGAATCATAAAATTATCATCTAAAGATAAACCTTCTAATCTATCAATACTTTCAATAGTAACCATTGAAGTGTCTATTTTTTTATTTGAAGCAGAGGTGTCTCTAAGTACACCTACATATTCTCCATCAATAAATAAATGTCTCAAAATATCTCTAGTTGTTCTATCTATATTTAACATTTTAAGTATAGTATTAAATTTATTTTTTTTATTTTTCATTTGTTTAGATTTACTTCTTAAAGTAGTTATATAAGATAGAGTAGGCAATGCTATCATTCTATCTATACTTTGTCCATATAAACCATTTAAGCAATATGATTGCCTTGATATAGTCCTTAATACTTCATTATATATCATTGGATATTTTACATATTGTTTTAAATCACTCATAGATATATTATCCGTATCTAATCTACCTAATGAAAAAGAACTATAAGATAACGAATTTAATTCTATTTCATTTGAATTAGAGAGTGGGTGAGAAGTATTAGGATTTTGAGTATTTATTTCTATTTGTTGTATTTGTTGTTGTGATTCAATTTGTGATTGAGGATTTGTAATTTGTTTTTTTGCCAATTAAATTAAATCCTCCTTTCTGTATTTTTATATTAATCAATGTAATATTATGAAAATGAGAATACGAAATCGTAATCTGAATCTTGATTTTGTTTTAATAAATCAATTTCTAATAATGAAGCAAAAAAATTTCCATATGAACAACTTGTATAACGATCTTTTCTTGCAGTTCCTACAGTTTCTAATTTGATATTACCATTTAAAATATGATACTCTAAATTAATAGTTTCATTTATAAGTAATTCCATTTCTAAATAAGGTGCAATAAACCAATTACTTAATTCTACATCATTACTACCTATATATTCTTTATTATTTTTTGTTAAATAAATTTCTGCTTCACTTTCATCAACAAGAAAACTACACATACTTCTTTGTAATTTATCTCTAAAATCTACTGCAACATCACTATTGAATTTAGCATCTGCTAAAACAGGATATATTACAGGTTTTGCATTTAATGATAATGTTTTTTCCTTTAATTCTTCAATTAATTTATTACTTAGTGATTTATGTTCATAAACTGTAAACGCATCATATTCAATTCCTCTTTCTTCATCTTTAGTTACTTCTGCTAATCTTTCAAAAATTGTTATTCCTACGTTATGTAAGTCAAGCACAATATAATCACCTTCAAAATCATAATATATTTGCTTAATTCTAATTGATTGTAAAGCAGTATGTTCACCTTGATGAGATTCCATATAAACAAATTCTCTTTTATAACCTTTTGCAGTAGGAAGTAATCTAATACATGTTATAATAGTATTATCATTTTTTTCACCTTTCCGAGTTGCTACATCAATAGATACTAATTTAATTTCACCATCTGATTTTTTAATATTATACGGATTTTTCTTTTTATCTAATAAATCTTTTCTTAGAGGATAAAATGATTTTTTTATAATTCTATTTTTATTAAACATTTGTAATTTAAAATATGAGTTACTATTTTCACCGAATGGAATATTTTCATACTCTTCCATAAAAGTAACTTTATCCATTGTAGACTTTTCTCTTAATATTTGTTTTCTTGTTTTAATACCATGTTTAATAGCAATAGGATAATCAAAAGCAATAAACCCTACATTTTCACCACTCAACATCATTTTAATCATTGTTTTTGTTTCTTCATACCACCACATTGCTTTATGATAAGCAGAGGAAATTAATACTTCTCTAGGTTCTTCAATTAAATGCTGATACTTAGGATTTTTTAAATAAGGTGTTTGTCTAGCATAAGCAAAAGGTTTTACAATACTGTCGTATTTATTTTTATCCATTATCCTAAATTCTTCCGCAATTGTAAATGTTGAGCGTTCGCCTCGTCCACCTTCATTACAAGCAACCACTTTTATTGTGCTACCGTTGTGGAGCGTACAAACCCTATTATTATTAGTATTTGCAAAATCTGATATTTCTCTTGCAATATTAGGATGATCAAGTCTAAATCTTGCAACTTTCCCTAATATAATTCCTGCTTGTTTTTGTGTGGACGCAACCACTACAACCTCTGAATTAGGCCAGAGTGTAGCCCTTGCTAATGCAAATAAAGCTATTAACCAAGATTTTGCTGCTGCTCTACTTGCAATACTTACAAATGCTTCAGAAATACTCATAAAATATATCCATATTATTTGATACCAATGGAGATCTACTTGAAAATAAAACTGGATGAATCTGTGGATATTTCTTCTAAAGTATGTATTCCAGTCAATTATATTATCTCTCCATTGCTCTGTTACGTCTTTTTCTTTTATCATAGACTTAGGTGCTTTAAATTGATTGGTATGACCTGCATACTTACTATGATTATTTTCATAATTTGCATATGATTTACCCACTGGCATCAACTACTTCTTCATCTTCTAAGTTAACATTAATATTATCATTAATTTGAAAATCTCTATTTCCAGTAACAAAATTTTTGATAGGACGTATTATATAATTTTTAATATATGGAATAAAACCATCCATATCTTTGTATTTTTCTTGTTTATCATGCCATTCAGCAGGTCTAAATTGCTCTATATCTTTTACAAATAATCCCCATGCATCATGTGATTTACCTGCACTTGCAACATTAGCTTTTGCAGGGTCTACACTTGCAGTTTTAAAAAGTTCTTGTAATTCTTTTACATCTTGTGATACATTTTCTCCATCAGCACGTTTATTTCTTATTATTAATATTTTTATACAGATTTCTTTTAACAATGTTACTTCTGCTTGATTATCACATTTATGAGTTTTTTTCCAATTTGATAATTCTGTTTCTAAAAATATATAATCATCAATAGAATCAAAACCTCTTCCCCAAAATAAAACTAAATCATCATCAATATCTTCTTCAACTTGATCATTAATAATATTTTCAAATTCACTATCCTTAAATCTAAATGATTCTAACTTTTTATTACTTTTATCTGTAGAACCAAGTTTACTTTTATAATATCCAAATAATTTATCTGCTTTTTTACCTTTAGACATTAAACTTTCTACATGAGATTGTGCCTGTTTTAATGCTTCTTCACTATATCTTACATCTAAATCTCTGCATGTTAATTTTAAAGCAATATCTATATTATTATGTATTGAATTATATGTATCGAAAATCTCATTACAATGATTTCTGCATACACTCATCAAACCGTTTTTATCAATCATTGGATTAGTTGCTTCATAGAAACTAGAAGCAGGTAATGTTTTTTGACATATACGGCAATAACCTTCTCCAGATACCGCTTTGATTTCTTTAATTGTTTTTTTTCTTGGCATCTGGCATCAACTCCTTTTAAGTAAAGTAAATAATAAAATTTAACCAACTGCCTTTAAAATATTAATCCATTTATATTTATCTTGTAAAATAGAATCAAATTCAAAACTCTTATATCTTTTTTCAAACTCATTAAATTGTTCTGGTGTATTTCCTCCAAATTGATACTCTTTGTGATAAATTTTATGCAAATCATCAACAATACAGACACCCATCGGATATTTCTTATGTTTTTCAATACATTTTTCCTTTAATATTTCTAATTCATCATTTTTATATTCAGAAATTGATTGTTTCAAATTCAAACCACTTTCTTCTAAAATTTCTTTTACTATTAAGTCAAATCCATACAAATGATGTATTACATCAAATCGTTGATTGGTAAGTATACATTTATAATTACAATTTTTCATACTATCTTTTTTCCAATCAACAATACAATTTCTCAAATATTCATATAAAGACGATCTTCCGCCTTTCCAATTAGGATTATTTTCTCCTGAATATTTTTCATTAGAACATAAAGGACATCCACTACCGCTTATTAAATTACTATATGAAATTCCCTGAATAGTATCTTTATGAGAAGGACATATGTATTTTAATTTTGATTCATTATTTATATAATCTTTTTCAGTAGATATAAGATTTAATCCTTTATCTATGAATGCTTGTTGAACAATACTAAAATCTAATCTATATTGTTGACTTAATTTATCATAAGAACAATATTTACACCCTTGATTTTTATATTTAAAATTACCATATTTAATTGATTGAATACCTTTTTCTGAATGATCTGGACAAATAAAATCCATATAATCATCTGTACTATAATATTCTTTAGTTAATAGAATTAAGTTTCTCTCTTCAAATTCTTTTCTAACTAAATCAATATTATTTTTACGAATGCTATTTACAATTCTCTCATGAACTTCTGGTACTTTTACCGAAGATTTTACACCTTTCTTTAACAAACATAATTCAACTTGTTTTTTATGTTTGTGTTTCTCGCAAGCATCTTTAATTATTGGTTGATTTTTATGACTATTAACATATTTATGATATGGTTTTGGAATTATAGTTTCTATTTCTTCTTCCAAACAATAATCACACAAACATTTAATTTCAATATTGCTACCATCTAATAATTTATGAACATTTATAGTATAAACTTTTTTATATTCCCATTCCAAATCAAGACTTTCTATGTATGGTTTATTATTTGACAAACATGTGATATTTACTTCTTTTGTTATTAACATTTAATCATCCTCCTGTATATTTTGTTTTCTCCTGTGTCTTATTACATTTCACCTTATAAAAAAAAATAAAAAGAGAATACGCACAGGAGAATAGGGAGCTACCCTAAAATCGTATTCTCTAAGATAAACATATATAAAATTATTATATTACTAATTTAATACTAAACTACTAATCTACCTAAATCACAACCAAATCTCACTTCTATAACAACAATACACAACAAAATCCACCCTTAAAGAGTGGACTCTTTTTATATTGTTAATTTACTTTAAATTATAATTTATCTATAAAAACTTAATCCATCTTCTTTAATATATCATTAACCTTTTTATTATACTCAAACATATCTTTTTCAATATTACTTAAATTATTAATATGTTTAACTTCTTCATTAAAAATAATATTATCACAATTATGTTTCTTATAAGGAATATCTGTTTTCCAAACTTTATGATTTTTAATCTGTCCATCATGATTCTGTTCCCATACTGCAATTTCAGTAATATAATTAATTTTTTTTCTAATTAAGTAATCAATTTCATCTCTTATTTCATTTCTTGTTTTATTATTTGCTAATGCAATATCTATTACATCATCTATACTATCATTAATTTTCATAATATCTTTTTTATTTTCTACTCCATACTCAGAATACATCAATTGCCAATCATATTTCTTTATTAAATCTAATGTTTCTCTTAATGATTTTAATGTTGATATATATCCATTCATTTCATTATTATTTCTAAATCTCGTAAGTCTATCATTTAAATGTTTTGCTTCTTGTTTAAGATTAGATACTATGTCATTATAAAAATTGTTATTGCTTTTGTATACTAACTCGCAAGTCTTATATTTTAAATTTTCATCAATAGATAATGGAATACCTTTATAATAACATATATCATCTTTCATAATTATATTTGGAAAATCTACTAATTCTTTAAAGAATTCTTTATCACATACTATTTTTATTACATTTTTTAAGTCTCTTCCTTTAAAATTATCCATATTCATATTTATACCTCCACAGTGGTAAGTCACTACCTATATATTTATGCATTTTTTAATGCACAATAAAATCTGCTAATAATTAAACTAGCAGATTCAATCTACACTAAAAATAATTAATAACTAATTATTTAATACCTTCTAACCCCATCTAGTAGCATTATTAATCATATTAAATATTTGTTCAGCAACTTTATTAACATCATCATTTGTATTATTTACAGTTAAATTACATGTAATATTATTTACTTCATTATTTACTTCATTATTGCCATCTTCATTCTCACCCTCAACTAATTCTTCTTCACAATCATTCCAACCAATTTCTTTTCCAATAGAAAATAATTCTCTTAGTAAATCAAATGTACAATCTGGACATCCTTCTCTTTTTAATACTTCATCAGTAAAATGAGCAATTAATTTTAACTCTTCAATCTCTTGGTCAGAAAGTTTATCTGCACACTCATAATTACACTTGCATTCATTACAAATGTCTTCTTCATCATCATTACAACATTCATCACAATTCATATATTTACAATCATCATTACAACTTTCATATTTCTTTTTATCTTTGTATTTACAAGTGTCACATTCACAAACTTCATCTTCAACATTATATTGATAAGGATTATCGTCTGCTAATTCTTCTTCATCCTTATTATATTCTTCTAAACCGCCAAGAAAATCTTGATAAGATTCAAAATCAACTTGCTCACCATCAATATAAAACTTGCTCAATACATGTTCAAAAGTTTCATCATCGTAGTAATGTTTGGTTGTTAGTTGCATGGTTATGTAATCTCCTTTAAAATTATATTTATATTATTTTATAATTAATTAAATAATTTCATCAATTGTACAATCTTCACCAATAATAAAATCTACAAACCCCTTATCTTTAGCCTCAGAAGAATACATATACCATTCCACACGATATTTTTTATCATATTCCTGTGATGTTAACTTACTTCTTGATAATATATATTCTTTTATTTTCTTTTCTTGCTGTTCTTGAAATTTTGCTGTATCTCTAATTTTTGCCATAGAATTATACATAAAATTAGAACCATCATGCATTAAATATGTAGAATGTTTTAAAGCATATCTTTTACATCCTGCAAGTCCAATGAGGAAACCCATCGAATATTCATAGGCAAGATTAATTGTATAAACAGGAGTTTTACTATTCAATATTACATCAATTAATCCAAATCCATCTACCAAACTACCACCATTACTTACACAATAGAGAAGAATAGGTTTTCGATCTAATATTTCTTTTCCTTTGTCTTCTGCATTAAATCTAAGTATGTGATAGGTAATTTCAGTTAATATTGTTTCATCAATATCAAAATCAATATATAGTTTTCTCTGTTTTAAATCTTCAATTTGAAATTTATCACCTAAATCATAATTTATAACTTGTTTAATTTGTTCAGTCATGGTAATCACACCATTTTAACCTTTCATTAGTAAATTTATATTATTAATTTAAAAACATGTGTAAACTCTCGTCATGAGATGAATTGCAACGATTTTGTTTGTATAATCCAGCTTTTTCTTGCATTAATTCTCTTCATTTTATTAAACTTTGGTATAGGTTTTAATGCAATCTTATTTCCTTCTATATCCATTAAGATTGCATATCCTGTACTCATTCTACCTTTAATGAAATACTCTGAACCTAGATATTTTACCTTATCAAATTTTCTAAATCCTTTAATTTTCCCTATTGGAATCTTTTGTTCGCTTCTTATACCTTTTGTCTGTTGATAATCTCCATCTGGAATACACTTCTTAAATAAGACTACATTAGTTTTGAATTCAACCTCATTGCCTTGACTTGCAATTGCTACTGCATCCATGTAATGTTCTTTAAATAAGTTTAACAACTGCCTATGTTCTTTGGTTACAAATCCAAAGGTTTCTTCTGCTTCAGGTAATAATTTTAAAAGTTGTATTCTTATACTATTCATTTGTGTAGCATGTTTTAACTGTCCTTTAATTTTACCACCTTTTAAAATAATATCTCCATTATGTATTTTATCATGACAAGTTTTACATAGGCAAATTAAATTCTCAGGTTCATCACTCCCACCATTTCTTCTAAAAACTATATGGTGTACTTCAAGTTTTCTATTCTTGGATTTACCTTTACAATATTGACAAGTATATTTATCTCTATTTAATACATATGCTTTAGTATTAGCAAAACCATAATTAATACCTTTTTGGTATAACCACTTATTGCTTAACACAGCAGGGTTCTTTAGTGTATGAGGATCAAATGTTGCCGTTTCTAATATTATTTTAGTAATAGGTAGGATAGATTTTGCAAATTTAATTTCCTTTAAATGTGAATTAAATTCAACCATCTTGCTTTTCTATATCTTGTTTTTCTGTTGCGTCTGTTTCTGCGATATTTACTTCTTCTAATCATTTTATCAGTTATATCATTTCTGATTTCAATTTGTGACATATAAATAATATCACCATTATCTTTTACTACTGCACTGCCTATTTTACTACTTCCAGTATCAATACCTAATGTAATATTTTGAGTATAATTAGTAGTTTGATATAAAAGTTTAATAGTAAAAGGTGTTCTTCTAATACATTTTGCTTTATCTTGTTTTAATAGTAATCTTGCAATAGAATTACTACAAGGCATTAGTGGTGCTCCGTCACAATTAATTACATAAACCATAAAATCAGACCTTCCGATAAATTCTCTACATTGCTGCAGGTAATGCGTATCCCTATTCTGTTACCAAATAGAGAATCCGTCCTCATCTCGACAAAGATAAAATAGCTTACATGTATAGCACACCGAACATTACCTCAATTCTTCTTAATGCTATACGACAGTGCAATGATCTGATGCGTCAACCATAGGTGTCATAACTATTCTATCATAGTTAGTTTTTCTACTAACTTAGTCTGGTGAACTTAGCTTTAAAAGCCTACGACTGAAGTCGTGGGTAGTTCACTCCTCCGAAGAATAAATTTAAAAATAGGGTAGAGGATGTTAATATTAATATTAATCCTATTACCCATAATCGACCTTATATAATTTCCAAACTCGTTCCACAATTACTACAAAACTTACTCACACTTTTATTAGACTTTCCGCACGTTATACATACTAATTTCATATCTACAGTTAAAGGTTGTTTGACTTCACTTTCATTCTTTCTACCTTTTAATTGTAGTGTAATCACATATTCTTGATCTTCTAATTCACCAATTGTTGCTTGTTTAAATTTTTGTTCTGAAATACTACCAGGAACAGTAATACCGTTATCATTAAAACTATCTAATGAACAAGCACAATTACTAATACTCATAGATTTTAATGTAGTAGAAGAACTATCCATATAATTACTATTAGATATATAAGTATCTTTTAAATATATAGCAGGAAATGTAGTTAATGGATAATTTATATTTTGATTAATATTCCAATACCACTCTAAAGGTTTATAATATTTTTCAAATCTATAACTAATTTTTACAATACCATCTGAAATCTTTCTGCCACGATGATTTTTAATATCATCAGTAAACTCTACAAATTTAAATTTATTCCCTTTGTCTAAATCTTTTAAATATCTTTCTAACTCTATTTCAGAATTAGCATTAATAATTAATTTACTTCCGTTTAATACATCTTGTCCATCAATTTCAATGCTAACAGATGCTTTTTGCGAAGATAAATTTTTGAGTAGGAGAGAATATTCTTTTCCAAATGGCATATAAACTATGTCTTTTTTCTCTCTTAAAATTTTACCATCACATTTAACCGCCAAAACAAAATTTTTCATAAAATACATATTATCATTCTCCTTTTAACGGCATACAGGTTAAATGCCTATTATATTTTTAAACCTGTTATTTAATAAAAAGATGACAGATAAACATTCTATCATCAAACTCCACATAGATATACAGTCTAAAGGAGTAAATATATTAATATTTTAACAATCTAAATATTCTGAGCAATATCAGCAATTGGACTTCTATAAACATTCTTCAATTTCACACAAGAGAAATACTCAGTGCCTTTAAATACATCTATAATTCTCTGCATACCATTATCTCTACAATTACGTAAATCCTGTTGTTCTAACATGTCTCCTTCAATTATAATTTTACATCCTTCTTTTGCTCTTTGAATAATTGTTCTCATAGTATAAGCATCTGTATTCTGCCCTTCTGTAACAAATAGACAATCATTTTCTGATATTTCAATACCTCTAATATCACTAGTAGGAATTATCATCAATTTACCATTATTAATTAATGATTCAACTAAATTCATATCACCAAATTTACTTGATAATATACCACCTATACTATTTTGCAAAAGTTTCTCTGTTCTACTTCCACTATAGAAACCAAGTTGTTCATTATTTCTTAATTTTGCTGGATTAAATATAATTACACATTTACCTATTTTACCAGTATGTATATTTTGCATTATCCAAGATAAAGAAATCATCGTTTTAGCTACTCCAGCTTTTCCAAACAATAAAGTTAAATCATTGTTTATTAATGATTCCATTGCTAATATTTGATATTCATCTCTTGGTTTAAAATCAGGAAAATAAATTGATTTAAATGGTTTATATTTTACAGGAATAAATGTAAAACTTTTATCATTCCATTTCTGTTTATCTACAACATTGCCATCTTTATCTCTTATAATCAAATATTCATTATTCAATAAACCCCATTTATTTTCAGAAGTCTCATAATGTTTTGCCAATTCTTCGTCTGAAGATATACAAACTTCTTTATACCCAGTATAAATTTCATCACTCTTACCATCCTCAAACTCAAACATTTTACATGGTAATCCTAATGCTTGTGCTTTGACAATTAAATTGTAATCATCTGAGACAAAAATCATTTCTTTATCATTATTTTCATAAGTGGTATATGCCATAGACAATATCATATTGTCATTACTTTGATTAGAAAACATTACACCACAAATATTAGCACCGTTCATAATAATTTCTACATTATTAGCAGATTTAATATTTTTTATAGCAGTTCTTGCTTGATATGATATTCTTTCATCTCTTTTAAGTTTGTCTAGTTCTTCTATTGAAACTATTGAGATGTAGACTTTTTGATAATCATGGATATTAAATTTTTGGTTGAGGAGTACATTCGTATCACAAAAAACTTTAAGTGTTTTTCGTTCTTCTTGCATAGAATTCATTCCTTTACAGAAAATTTTTATTACACTATATTTACTAATCTTTCTTATACATTTCTCTATTAATTATATCTACCATGTAATCTGGAACCATTGGTTTTTTCCTGCGTGATTTTTTCTTACCGCATACAGTAGACAAATCAGGATACTTCCCACCTTCCATTTTTAAAATTTTTTTAGAGATTAGCCACTCTTTTTCTTGTTGACTGATTTGTTTCAATGTTTAATTTAATTCTCCTTTTATATTTTATTTTATTTGTTTTTTAAATTTTTTAAAAAGAAACGAAAATAGAAAGCGAATAGGAAATTAAAAAGAGAGTAGGACTCATCCTAACTCTCTAAGGTGTAGTCCGAAGACAACCACCGCAATTAATTTATTTTAATATACTATATCATATAGTCTGTTTTAATTATTTTTTATTAAGGTATTAAAAACTCAATAATATTAATACTTTGTTATACATAAAATATAGAATTAATTTAAAAAATCCATACTTTTGAGAAATTTATAATATGTTTTCTTATAATATTTATCAAATATATTATAATCCCATTCATCTCCTTCTAATACTTCTGCTAATACTTCATTATTTAAAATATCCTCATTCCTAAAACATTCTAATACATTTAATTTATTAGATAAAAATAAAAGATTTAAACACAATATAGAATATTTTGAAAACCCTATATCATCTTGAATTACTTTAAAACATCTTCTAAGTATATGTAAAATAGTGGATGTATTTATTTTGTAATTATTTAATTCTTCAATTGCTTTTAATTTTTCTTTTCTCCTAATACTACTTTTAGCATTATCATTTAATTTACATGTGCTTATTTTTAATCCATTAATTTTTTTACCACAATTACTAACAATATTATATATAACTTTTACTTGTTTTTGATTAAAATTACCATCAATTTCACTTGGAGAAATAAGTAAATCTTTAAAATCTATATTTTTACTTCTATTGCCTCCATTAAATATCAAAACATCTTGTAAAATATCCATAGGTGTATTAAATTTTTCAAATACTCTATACTCATCAGATTTAAATATCATAGAAAAGAAATTTGGAACTATCATTTTATAAATTTTCTTACCATATTTATCTTCATCTTCTACATACATAATGTTTTTATTATTTTTTATTTTAATAATTTCTTTCCACATATTAACATTATCAAATATTTTTTTACTTTTATCTATTTCAATTTGTGATAAAGAAGATAACCTACTACTTAAATTATATAAATCATTAATTATTTCATTAGATCCTTTTTTAAATATTGCGTCATTCATATAAGAATTTATTACTTGTGATAAATTTATTATCTTACCTATATAGTTATTACTTAATATAATATCTAATTTATTAAGTTCTCTCATATTATATTTTCTTGGTTTCGATTCACCTTTTACCATATTTATAGGTGTTGTAAAATTATCTTCACAATACTTTGCTTTATCTACTAATATAGGAGTTGGAAGAATAAGTAAAGTATCGGAATCAGTATCGCACCCCTGTAACCTATCTGGAGCGTCATTATCAAAAAAATTAATTGCACAAATATTATCAGTTAAATTAAACCAATTATACTCTTCATGTTTTTTATTTACAGTATACATTACATTACCAGCATTTACATGAGGATTTCTAGATGCACAAAATTCTTGATTATTATTATAATATGGACAATATATTTCTCTACCATTCATTATAGATTCGTTTTTATACTTTCCTATTGATGCTAACAGCATTTCATATGGATTAGAAAATAATGTTACATACTTAGCATTTTTCAATCTAATCTTACCCAACCTTAGATTATTTATATAATTTGAAATTAATTCACCTTTAATATCTTTAAATTTATTAGTTTTTATTACATTATGATTAACTAATAATAAAGCATTTATTAAATCTATAGTATCATATGAGGAAATATCTCCTTCATCAATACTTTCATTAAACAAATAATTTAACTTATAATCTCTTAAAAGATAATTGTGAAAAACCACATTATTATTTTTTAAGAGATTAACATACTCTCTTTCAGATTCAGTTAATATCATTAAATCGTCATGTGTTAAATTTGGTATACTATTTAATAATTGATAAGTAGTTCTATTATAATTACCAAAATTAGTATCTTTATCACATTTGACCACACCAAAAGTAGGATCAATATTATTTATCCAATGTTTATAACATTCTTTTTTTGATCCTGAACCAATTTTATAAGCAAACTTTAAAAATTTTAACGAATTAGGAGTAGTTACCAATTTTATTTTATCAGCATTATATGTATTGCCAAACATATCAGTAAGTTTTGTTATTTTATTTTCTTTAAACCATGCTTGAAGTTTTGTACAAAAAGCACAACATTTAAACATATCATTTCTTAGAAGCATAAACCCTTTATCATTTTTATTATACATTTCAAAAATTGATTCATCTAACAATCCTTGTCCATCAGTGAGGCAGTTATTTAATATTATTTCTTCATCACATGTAGTAATTTCACCATTAATTTCTTTAGTTACACTTGCAGTAACTTTAAATTCTTTACCATAAATATCATCAATTAATAAAATTTCTGTTTTTGGATCTAAATTTATTGTAAAATCTATATGACTTGATATTAAAGATTCATATGCAAGTAAAGAAGTTAAATCTAATTTTTCATTTTTTTCAAATATTAATCCTAATCTACTTTTATTTAATAGTTTTTCTTTCATATTTTCTTGAATAAATAGTGCAAAACCATTTTTTGCTTTACCAGAACCCCTTTTAAAAAAAACATATTTGATATTATCTATTTCAAATCCATT